CTGAGGTAAATGTAAATAAATCGAGTATTGCATACACTCCACAAAATTGCAAGCAATGTGATTCTTGATTTACAATTAACTTAATATCTGTATGTTCGTGATCACGGCAGAATTTAATAAATGGAGTAATATTGTGCAACTGATCATTTTCTAATTGTAGTGTATACGTATTCATTGCAGTTGCTCTAATAGATAATCAGCCCATACTCGATGACCTTCAGCAAGTGGATGATTGATTCCTCTAAAATAACAGGAGTCTGATACTAATTGTTTTCGTGTCATTGCTGATTCAGTTAATCCACACATCCACTGCAATAATAAAGTTCGATCTATATCTGGTTTAAATCCAGTAATGATTCCGGGCAGTTTGTCCAATACCCAATGCGACATAATATAACAATGACCGAGATATTCTTGATTAATTATTTGTTCGCTGTATACCTGCAGCCAACTTTTAGATAAGATTGTTATAGCTGGATTCATGCCAATAGGATCAACAAAGTTAGTACCCACTATTACTTTAACGTGTTGATATTTTGCAGCTAATTCAACTATTGAATCCTGTTGTAGTCCATTATGATATTTTATAATAGAATCAAACTTATCAACTGAATCAAATGTTTGGTTACTAAACCACGTGACATAATCGTTGTGTTTGTCAAACGGTCCATCGAATGTTCGACATGCTTCGGTAAATGTGCATATGATTATAATATTAGTATAATCCAATTGCGGAATAAGGGTGTCTAATTCTGTTATTTTATTAATTATATATAAATTACAAGTACCACTCTGTCCCAGGCTTAAGAAGTCGGCACCCAAGTTAGATGCAACGATGTTTCCATACATCTTGTCTAATCTTTCCTGAGACATTGCATAATCATCTAGACAAATATCAGCACCAAATGTCCAGCTGTCACCAATGGTAACCACTAATGTATTTGAATTTCGATCAATGAAATTATATGGATAAACAGGATAAGTTCGCCAAACTTCTGGGATATATGAAAAATACTTTACTAAATTAGTATCGTGTAATCTCATTCTCTCGACATTATACCTTTGTTCTTAAATACGCTCTTGTAGTGATGTTTGAAAAATCTACTCTGCGCCGCTGTAAAATGCGGAGCAGGCAATCCTAATTTTACACTTAATGTATGTGACATTTCGTTACATTCTTCTACTAGATTTAATACTTTGTTTTGCTCCCAGATACGATTCAGTGCATCAAAGTCCTGTACTTCTCTGTAGTCCCAATCCGTAATCATGGTCATATATGTGCCTAGTTTAGCACCATACATAGCCCAGTCACCATTCTCTACATCCATGCCCACATTGTGCCATATGCTCAAGTGATCATAGTTGCGTGCGTGTACACGTCGCTCAAATTCACCAAGGCTTGGCTTTGTGCCACGATCCAAGCACATCTTAACACCTTCACGGAATCCAGCTCGCCAGGCTTGATATGAACTTTGATTTGGGTATGTTGTACTGTAGCAATCATTCATTGCCCAATAGCGTGGGTCAAAGCAAAACTCGATAGCTGTATCATCTGCACCATCACTGGCTTCGTGTGTGCGCATGTTGTTGACAAAGTCCTTGGTCCAACAACTCATGCCACCATTGCCGTACATAAGTCCGTTGATGTGATTACGAGCCTTCCAACGGAATACTACATCTCGATTGGTATCATCCAGTGTAAGTTGCAGGTTGAAGAATTCTGGATCGGGCAAGTTATCGCCATCTATTAATACAAAGCGTTCGGTGTCGCTGGCAGCCGCCGCGGCTTTGTGGGCAGCATCACTGCCCTTAACCCCATCTACACGTTTAGCCCACGGAACCATGTTTTGAATCTTGATCCAAAATTCTTCTTTCTTAGGTTCATCGTAGCTTAGATAGATGCAGGCTAAATCTGCTATATCAACGATTTGTGTCATAGTATTCTATATCCTGATAGGTGTCAGTTGGTTCTATTAGTATTCCTGCATGTTTCTTTACTGTGGCGTAGCCAGTGGTACTACTAGCTAATTGTACACGATAACCAGGGTTGTTGTCAATCTTTTTCAGCTTATTATCTACAATTGTATAACGGAAATAGTTGTCATATTCATCTCGACTAACAACAATATAGTTAGTATCCGTTGGGTGATTGATCATTGTACACATTGTAATGATTCCAAGTTCATCATAGTGCAATCTATATTCTTTAACTTCTTCTACAATGGGTTTGAGCATGGCCAATGCTTTTTCAAATTCACTTAAAGAGTTCATGTTCATACTCCTTGATTAATTCAGGTGTTACCCAGGACTTTTCATGATAGTGTATGGGGTGATATTGATTGGTGTTGGCAATACGTATCATTGGTAAGTCTGTTTCGCATACAACTAACTCAGGCCAGGGTGTACTGGTCCATGCGTTAATTGCCGGCTTCATATGTACAAAATTAATAAAATCTAAGCTGGGCAATGTGCAATCTTCTACACCAAGTAACTTTGCAGTTAGAGCATAAACAACATCGGTAGTAGGATTATCATCGCGACAGTTAAGTAATACGTTGTCACGTAGATAGGCCCAATTTTTAAATATTTGTTCTGCTAACATAAAGAATTCAGTGGCTTCACGACTGTATCTAAAATACATTAGCCCGTTGTAAGTATCGGGCAATTCATTATCGTCGAATAACTTTCTGTATTCTCGTGATGCGCTTAACTCTTGCTGATAATCTCTACATCCTGTGCTTAGTACAACATTCTTTAATCTAAAAGCAGTCCACCAATGCGCAATACTTCTAGTGAATACAATGTCACTTTCGAGTTTAATTGTTTCTTTGAATGGTGTGAGATAAAATGCCTGCCATTCATTTGATAACTTCCAAGTTTCGTCTTGGGCTAGGTCATTGTCAATAGTAACTACATAATCAAACACCTTTCGATGTTGTTCTGTTACCTGTTCAAGTGTATTCTTATCAACTGCTACTGCGTACGAACTGCCAGGCATGGTCAGTTTAATACTCATTGCTTGTACGTAAGCAAGCTGTAAGTAATCAACCTCTGCTGTATTCTGCGCAATGGTCATAAACCCCTGCTGTGCTTGATGTGGTGTTATGCGCATACTGTGTCCACCAATTGATCAAACTTTTCACTAAGCAAATAATCTTTATCCATTACGTGTATGTTTTGCAGGGCAATGACATGTGCAGAATTTTCTTCGCGTATAATCATCTTTTCGCCTGTTATTTCAATGTTTTTAATTAGTTTATCCAAGGTTAACATGGTAAAAGGTATACTTTGTGTAGTGTTAGTAGTGTACCCATTAATAATGTTGTTGGCAATGGCAAACGCATAATCATTGCGGAAATTACGTTCTCTTAAGTGATATAGTTTTTGATAGTAAGCATAGTTACGTTCGATACGACCAACTAGATCAAATAACATTTGTGTTTTATCTGTACGCTTAAATGTTATAGCAGTGGCCCATACATAATCTAAACTTAACTGACCCATGTTGCCCGACATTGACTGTTGAGGGCTTTGGTTGTAGTGCATTAACTTATAATCGACAGTGGTTTCGAGTATGGTTAATAAACTTGTATCTAACTGTAGGTAGTCACTGTCAAGTAAGATAGTTTCATCATAGGGACTAAGTTCGTACGCACGATATCTGCCACCGTTCTTCCATTCTGTGCCGCCAGCATGGCCGGTGCGATAGTTACTTAAACTAGGTACGCCCGGATCTGTGATAATGGTAGTAGGTAAGTTTAGAGTATGTTTAATTAAACGTGCGGCCTGCTCAGCGATTCGAACATAATCGACTGTGGCAGTGTTAACAGCAAATAATACAACACCTTTAGACTTTGCGGGCACGTCGGATTTCGTCATATTGAATATGCCATTCGTTCATAACTTGTTGATAGTGTTGCCGACACAATTCTAAAAATGCTAGTCGTTGTATTTCTATAGGATTTTCGTAGGTATCTTCAAGATATAAAGTATCAGCAGTCCAAGTTGATAGGAATGCTATAAGTTCCGGTGTTACTTTAAAGAGTCCATTGTTATACGGAACATGTAAATCCGTTTGTATTTTTTCTTTAAGTATGCGTTTGTTGGTTTGATAATCCGTTGCTTGTTTAATTTGAGCAACTAGTTGAGTAATTTCTGTTGTCATAATAGTAATTAGCCATAAAAATAGGTAAGTCAAAATAACTTACCTATAGTATAAGACATTTGTATTAAGTTGTCAACTATGAAATGGTTGGTGTACCCCATGAGTTAGTTGTTAAGTATGTTGATTCTGGGAATACAATATCAACTGCCATTCTGTAGGTTAAACTTAATGTATCATCCCAAGTTTTGTCAGCAACAGTGAACACAGTGCGGAAAACTACGTTTAATCCGTTTGAGCCGTTAGTAGTGTCACTACTGCTTGTATACACTTGTAAATACCCAGTGCTTGCTGTGTAACTTGCTGTGGTATCAGTTACTTGCACTATAGTAGCCGGTGTGTTAAGTACGTTAGTTCTATAACCAAGTGCTGTATTGTTGGTATTTAAGGTAATACCAGACCCAGTGCGACCAGTGTTTGTAGTATTTTTAAATCCAACGCCGCCCAAACCAGTTACTAGTCTAGCAAAACTGTTTTCTGCTCCACTATCAGCTGAGTTAACTGTACTTAATCTTAAATTTAATTGTCCACCTGCATTAAAGAAATAACGTGCTGCATCCGCACTAGCAAAAGTTACCACACGATTCACTGTATAACTACTTAAACCAGTTGTACTAGATACAGTTGCATCAAAGTTAGCACCAGTAGTTGTAGCACCTTGCGCACTGTATAAAGCCGCATTTGTATTAATTGTTGTCACCGCAGTTGCTACGTTGGCAAAATATGTAATAGTCTGTCCAGCAGTATAGTTACCACTTAATTGTGCACCTGCACCACTTTGATGTCCCAATGCGCCATTAAGTAGTGTTAGTAATCCACTCCATTGTGTGGCTGTTACTGTTCCAGCGGCAGAGACTGTATTGATTGCACTAATAGTCTGTCCGTATCCTGTGGCACCTGTGCCTACACCCATAACATACGCAATGTTTTTAGTAACATTGGTATAGGTACCTTGAGTGCCGCCCCATGCTAGATAGTTATAGTCTGTAGCTTGTATTAAGCCAGCCGATGCGTATGCCATTCTTATTTCCTTAACTGTTTACACTTTATGTATTTATTATAATATATTATTAAAAAATATTTATATACTAATTTAATGCTACCCACGCAGAACCGGTATATCCATAAAATGTTGTGCCAGCAGTTACAAATACTTGCATGCCTGCTGTAGGTGAAGTTATTGCTGCATCACGTGCAACAGTTGTTGCATATACAGCATTTTTTACGTAGCCGCTGGCAGTTACGTTGGTTGCCGTTACATTTCCTGTTAAATTACCTGTTACATTACCTGTTAAATTACCTGTTACATTACCTGTTAATGTAGTAACATACATGTTAGCAAATTTAGTGCCACTTGCACCAATATTAATTGTATTAGTTGCGTTTGGTAATATATGGTTTGATGCAATAGTAATGCCTTGACTTAATGTATAGCCAGTTGTAGTTAAATTACCAGTAACACTTGCTGTACCTTGTGCAACTAAACTGCCAGGTAAGGTAACTGCGGCCGTTGTACCGTTAATGCCGATGGCTTTGGTATTTACACCACCTTTATTAACCCATAAATTCAAATCACCATTATTTGTTACATTAGTTAAACTAACAGTACCACTAAGAGTGCGAACTTCTAAATCACTACTTACATTCAATCCTGCGGCTACGGTTAAATTCCCAGTAGCTGTGGCATCAATATCACTGCGTAAGTATGATGAAACACCATTAAGTGTCAGAGCACTACTAGCATTACCGGTAAATTGTACTCCAGTCAATGAAGTTGAACTAATTAGATTTAATCCTGGTTTAAGGGTAGTGAATCCAGTAATTGATGTTTGGGGTGTAAATTCACTATCTTTACTCAATACAGCAATCACAGTGTTTGAAATATAAAATTTAACAACCACATGGCTAATCGAACTGCTGTCTAAGATTGTTTCAACTAGTGCGCCCGATGTTCCTACTGCCGATGTATATGCTGGTCCGATGGCTACCCATTCTATTCCGCTCCATACCTTGAGTTGTGAAACAATAGTGTCCCACCATAAATCGCCAACATAGTTATCCACTGGAGTTGTAGAACTACTTGTACTTGCTGTAAGTGCTTTCCACAAAGAATTTCTACGTAATTTAATTATTTTATTAGTAGAATCATACCATAGTTGACCATCAAGACTGTATGACGGCTCGGATGTGTTTGCAAAATTTTCAAGTAACTTAACATAATTTTCATTAAGGAACAACCCGTATCCGGCATAGTTTTTACCGATTAAAGTTAAACTAGTAACGGTATTATTAATCGTACCATCCGTAATACGTGTAAGTGTTGCGCCGGCTGTTGTGGTTACTGTATATGACATTATCTTTACCTATTATGTATTATTTATCTGTTCTAAGCTGTGTATTGGAACCAAAAATCGCCATCGTGTGATCCAGTGTCATTGACTCCGAGCTCAGGTGCATCTGTACTAACAAATTTAGCACTGCCGTCCCACCATGCTCCGGCTGTTCTTACATATTGTGTAGTTGCAACTGCAGCATTACCTGTACTGGTATATGTCTGTGCCTGCGTTGCTGCTGTTGCACCCGCGAGTAAATTTACACCACTTGCACTAGCAGTCATTACACTAGTGCCATCTATTGCTAAATTTGCACTACCTGTTCCACTATCAATAATTTCTAAGAAACTATTAGCTTGATATATTTTATTTTTTAAGAAACCAGAATTATTAACGACAAATTCTGTAGTAGCAATCGCAGTATTTGCTGTTGATGCTGGCATAGTAATTGCAGTTGATACTCCTGTTAAAGTTGCATCAACAAAACTACTGTCAACGTAATTTTTTGTAGCAACACCCAATGTTGTAGTTGGGTCAGCAGCCACTTCAACGACTCCGGTTGCACCATTAACTGTTAGATACGTTGTACTGTTTGTAACTAGATTAATATCACCGTCGGAATTATTTGTTATCGATGCATCTACACCAGATACAGATAATGTTAAATCTAATCCTGCACCAATAGTAATGCCACTATCATTTACAATACGTAGATTACCAGTAGTACTATTGTTAATATCTGTACGGAAATAGTTACTAGCAATAACACCACCTAAGTAACTAGCATTATTAGCAGTACCCCAAAGTGTTTGAGTACTACGTAAATTGTGTCCAGTTTTAATAGAGGTAAAGCCAGTAATCGCAGTTCCTGGAGTAAATTCACTATCTTGGCTGATAATTGCTGTGCGGGTGCCATCTATGTATAATGATACAACATTATGAATTGCAGAACCAGTGTCTGTAATTTGTTCCCACAATGCACCACTCTTGCCGTTTACTTTGCTCCATACTGGGCCAACTAATTTCCAGCCATCGACATCATACGGAGTTGTGCCATCATATACGTATAGTTGTTCAGCATAGGTATCCCACCATATGTCGCCTGCGACTACTGTCGATGGTGCACCAACTATATCACTATTCTGCGCAGTGGCACTACTGATAATTTTAAAATATGTACCAGTGTATACTTTTAATAATTTAGCCGATGTGTCCCACCACAATTGCCCACTTAATGGATTGCTTGGTTCAATGTCATAGGCAAAATTTTCAAGTAATGATACTAGGTTATCAGTCATTATCTGACCGTAGTTACTGTAGTTACGACCAACTAATGTTAAACTAGTCTGCGCAGTATCTACAGTACCATCTAGGATAGTACCAAGTGTTGTTCCGTTTGTTTTTCTTATTATATACGCCATTTTATTATCCTAGTTATGCAGTAGTACTTAAATTAGTCAGTGTTTGTATGCGCACCGTGTAATCAATTTGAATCAATCTGTTTAAGGATTTTTGCACCGGACTAAAAATCACGTGTGTCAATAGTTTACCAAGTCCTTCACCCGACGATGTAAATCCTTTTAGGCCCAGTTCGTCAAAGACAAATTGACCGTTCAAGTCTTGACTGTTGTCAAACACAGCTTGACCGCTAGGCTCGCCGTAGTCTAATAAACAACTTACAATAATGTCACTATAGATCTGTCCAGGAGTGTGTATAATTACCATTTTATTACGCAATGGGTCACCGTTGGCAGCATTTGTGTCATCGATAATCTTAAAATATTGTGGACTATACAAGTCAGCATTTTGTACGTTGGTGTTTGTAGGCAAGTATGTAATAACACCAGTGGGGTCAACTGTAGTACCGCCATTACCAAAATGCATTTCAGTAATAAATTGTGTGCCTTTATTACTTAAACTTTGTGCAATTGCTTCACTCATATTTTCATAATGAATAGCGTTGCGTTTGTTTACGTACACTTCATTAGTCTCAGGATCAAATATCTTAATATGACCTTGAAGGTGTATACCACCACGCTCATCAGGTTGTTTAGCTGGTGCAGTAGTTGTTTGTGTTTTCATTGTTAAATCTTGCATTTTTTTATCCATATACTTATTTATTTCAATCCTACTAACAGTTATTGTATTTACCGTATACTTAAGGTGCGATTAATGTTGCTGTGCTAGCTTTTAAGAATGTCACTTGCTCAGTTGTTGCTCCATTAAATCCTGTCCCATCTGTTGCTACTCCGCTACCTAAATTATACCATACGTTGGTTGTATGCAATGATATATTAGCTACAATAGTTACGTTACCGTTGCTATCAACAAATGGGTTGCCAGCATCGTTTCTACCAACCGGCACAATACTTAATGGATACACATTACCTGTGCTTGTTCCATTTATTATTATCGCTGAACTAAGTGATACATTGCTAGTTATTGTAGTTGGATAGATTGCAACATTAGATCCATTAATTGCAATATTACTACCAGCTTTACCAGTAGTTAATGTTGTAATTCCATAGTAACTTAATGAAATGTTGCTAACATTAGCACCGCTTGTTAATACTGTTAAATTAGCACCAGTCGATGATTGTGTTATATAATCACCAGCAGTTACAGTAACATTTCCACTTAGAGCTACATCATTATTTTGATATGTTAGACTATTTGTATTATTGCGTATAACCAACAACACTCTTGCAACTGAATCAATACCAGCTACTGTCATCGACGCACCAGATACAGATTGTGTTATTACATCACCAACATTGGCACTTACGTTACCAGTTAATGAAAGATAGTACGAACGAGTTGTTGTTACCGTATATGGTGTAATTGTGCTAAGTGAAATATTAGAAACTACATTTGGCACAAGTTGATCAATGCTACCATCAGTTATAAGTGTTCCAGCAGTGTAAAGTGCTGGTGTACCTGTACCTTGTGTGCCTCGACGTATTTGCCCAAGTGTATTTGTTAATAGATTACGTGTGTAATAAGTTATACGTTCACCATTAATAAATATCACGCCAGGGATAGCAATTTGTCCTAATCCTACTGTGTCGATAAATGGTGCAGTTAACTTACTTGCATCTGCCACAACAATTGTAGTGTCGGTTATTGCTAAATTAGAAGCAAGTGTTGTTGCATGTGCATCAGCAATACGTAAATAACTTTCTTCACGCATCATATTACTAAACATTCTATAGGCAATTACATCAACATTACCGTTAATTTTAGTATAGACCTGCATGTCTAGTGTGTCAAATACAATACCAGGAACCATTTCTTCTGGAGCATGTGAACTGTATGCATCAACATACGCACCACCGACAACATCGATATCTTCAGCACGTGTACCAAGAGCTAAATCGGTATAGTTACTCTGTATAATTGTGTCAACAGCAGCATCATCTAGCATAGGCAAGCCGTCAACATCGTATTGAATATTATCAAACAAGCCGTTATCAAATGGTGTTGCTCCATCAAATTCCGGAGCTTGATTAAATTCGATTCCTTGTACTTGTACCCCCGGATAATCAATGCCGCGTAGTAATTGCCCCATATTTCTATAAGATGCAATTAGAACATTGCCCTGAGTTTGTGTTTGGGGGCGTTCTAATTTTAATGCTGTCAGATTAGTTGCCTGTGGGTAAACGCTAGTAGTTGTGATTGTTGAATTATCAACAATACTAATAACATCGGTTAAATTAAACTCATGCTCAGTTAAGTATGCGCCTACACGATATGCATTGGTTATATTTCCAAATATTGCAGGCAGAGTTGTGAGGATCTGTACATTAGCTGTTACAAATACATTTGCCCAATATGATGTAGCAACATTGCTAGTAACATTATATATGTTTGATACCCTGGTTTGAGTTAAATAATCACCGACGTTGGCAGAGATATTACCACTTAATAATAATATTCCAGATACTGCTTCAGTGATTATTGTTGCATTAGCAGAATTACTGCTAATAGTCATATTTTTATGCAATCCAGGAGTGGCTGTTACAAATAATACATTGGAGTTTGTGACAGAGGCCGCGATTGTAATATCTTTATTAATCGTTTCGATTGCAGGCATGGCAGCAGTTGGTTCGTAGTATCCTACAATACGATCATTTGCATTGGTAAAATTAGCCGAACTGTATCGTGTATAATCCTCAGTGTGTACAAACGTAGATCCCGATGTTATGTTTGCATTTACTATAAATGCATGACGAACAGCACCGGCCAGTGAACCCACATGAGTTACAATATCACCAGCAGTATAAGCAGTGTTAGCGGCCCATTCCTGCACAGAACTAGTGTAACTAACTCTATCAAATTTTAATGTTGTATTAACACTTCTAACTTGTTTGTTTTTAAGTATTGCATACGCAGTTGCAGGTATAGTGCATCCACCATTAATAATCACGGTCGGTGTTATATAATATCCACTGCCAGATGTTAAAAGTTCAATGCTAGTTACTGCGCCTGAGTCAAAATCAATAATTGCACGGGCAGTTGCGCCTGTGGCTGCAAGTCCACCATCGACAATAGTAACTATCGGTTCTGATGTGTAGCCACTTCCACCGTATTCTACTACGATACTTTCAACACGATGATTTCTATTTGCATACCATTGATTGTATGTGTCAGTTTGCCATAGAGCCTCGTCTTTGATTACATCTTCACCACTAGGGCTACGGAATATTTTAGTATCCGTATCGTAATATGGAGATAGATCGAAGTCAGTTACACTGCCTGCAAATTCATCAGTACTGTCATAGTTAATAGAGTATTCACGTATTTTAGTTGAATACGGTTTAACCTCAGTAATATAACTTTCATAATACGTTTGATTATCTTTAATATAATTAGGATATTGTAATAGTGAACGCAATTTATGCGATACACTAATAAAACTAGTTTTAAATATCCAGTCAACATATTTTTGTTCATTGAATAGATAGTTAATCATTACAAAGAATAATTTATTAAATTCTGTGTCTAACTCGCCAACAAAAATATCATCTTTAAGTGCAGTAATTATATAACGAATTTCAGTAGTTGGGGTTTTATTGTTAACAAAATTACCATTTGATGTTTTTAATTGAATAGTTCCGTCTTGTATACCGACTACATCAAATTGATTATTGCCATTGAGAACAAGTAAATTCCATCCGCGATTGACTCCGTTGGCAACTCTGACTAAAACATCATCGCCGACTGCTACTGGTAATTTTAATGCATCAGTTAATGTGTCAACTACATATTCAAGTTGAGTATCTGTACCATAACCGGGCGCATACCAATCAACATAATCCCAATACAAGTCGGTTTTGTAACTTTGTGTTCTAATAGCGGTCCAAGTTTTATCCGCAGACAATTCATATAATACCCATAAATTATCCTGGGTAGTATCTTGATTTACTAAAACTTTGTATCCTGCGGTTAATAATGCCACATCGAGATAATCTAATTCTATTTCTGTTTCAATTTTTAAATCGTACTCTCCCAATTTAAAACTAGGCTCTGCTTCAGCTGAACTAATAGTAGTTAGGTCACAGTTTCTTGTAATCGGTTTAGTTATCAAAATACTGTTAGCATATTCTACTAAGTTAGCATAGGCAGCAATTCTGTCAGCAAATATAGCCTGACGTGGTCTTGTGCCTAAGCCAAATTTATCAGCAACGCTTAGTGTTGGGTCAGGCACCTCTGCACCCAGTATATCGATACCAGCCAGACTATCAATTAATTTATTAATAATCTTAGGAGATATTATACTATCTGCATTTCCTTTTTGTACTAGTTCATATTCACTATGAATAATATTAGTATTCTTAACTGTATTATAGTCAAGGTGCAATATAGTAGTTTGCGCAGACAGATAATCAGCTACATTATATACAACAACTGAATTATTCTGTATAACTGCCGCATACGGAATGCCTTGATTTTTTGGATTTTGTATTATATCCTGTATTGATGTTGTGGTCAATTGTCTAGTTTCGTTAGTTGGATCAACAGTTGTTTTATCTTTGACCCAGTAGAAATATTTAATACTAATAATGTTAGTAACTTGATCAACATAAACAAGTTCAACATAAGCACTATCATCGGCATATTTAGGCACGCCATCACCACCGTTGGCAACATAAGCACTAGGTAGATATATACTTTCTACCCACTCTAACACTTCCACAGTTGATCCAGGGAATAAATTACCCCAATTAATACTGCGATATGTTAATGTATCTTGCTCATAATCTATGTAACTAAGTTGACTTAGATTCCACCACACTTCACCAACTTGAGTAGTACTCCAGAATATATTATCGTTTAGGCTAACTGCGGTGTTTGTTCCGCGATTGTATATTGCCGGATCATAGCCAGTTTTGTATGATATTTCCTGATCTGCACGACCGAGGATTTTGCCTTTGGCAGGATCAATGAATTCCAATGATGTTAAAATAGTATTTGTTAAATTACTGTATAGATACATTCTAGTAACTGATTCGATGTCTACACGTGGCTCTTGATATCTAATTAAACTCCAACCACGACGACCAGTCGGATTGTTAAACAAGTAGATACTGCCACCATTTTCTATAGTAGTATCATCAGTTGGTGCACTTACTACAATATGTCCACCGATTACATCAAATGCCGCGCCAAATCCGTCGCCTGAGTTTAAATCTGTTGGATCGAGTTGTTGACAGAATGCATAACGTCCTGGATTCTCAACATGGTCACGTGGGTCATCATATAATTCATATGTGTAAACACTACCACTTGCTTTAACTTCGTCTAATAGTGCTGTAGAATCATCATCGAGTGTTGTGTTAATATTGTGCAGTGTGCTAGTTGAATCTAATAGATATTGTTCTGGATTTACTATTAATTCGTTATAGGTTAGACTGGTTGGGTCAGTGTCAATAATATATTCAGGTGCGTTAGGATATAATAAGTCTGTATGCGCATCAAATGTAGCATAATGTTTTGTTGTTCCACGTTCACTACTAATAACCAGCATGTATGCATTGCGAGCCAAGATAACTTTAGTACCAAAATATTCATTGTTACTACGATATGGGTTAACAATAATCTGCATGAACGCAAATATAGCCAAGCCTGCATCTTCATACACTGTACCACTGCCTGATAAGACACGTAAGCGATTTTTAGCTACAGTTTTATCACTGTCTAATCTTAAGTATCCATTTTCATTAACTGCGGTGATACCTAATAGGTTAGCATCATTAATATCTTCGATTAAACTATCTAAACTTGTACCAGTCACAGTAATTTGGAAGTTATCTAGTCGAATTGTATTGCCTGGAGTAAACGTTGGATTTTGTGTATAGCCTGTGTTAGTACCGTACAAGGTTCCTCTGTTATGGAATTTCCATACTGCACCAGTATTGTAAATTGTACCGGCATTATAATAAGGAGCACCAATATAGAATGCGCAGTTGTTTGAACAGATAGTCAGGGCTGTACCAAATCGTGCACCTTCTTGAATAGCATTTAGACTACCATCTAAACTGTCAATGCCAATCAATCTTTCTAATAGAGTAAATTCATTTGTTTCAACATTGACAACTTTACCAACACCTAATGGAACATTTAATGTAACTGTATTAGTTCCCGGGGTTGCAGTATATTCGCTGCGAGGCAATTCAATTCCGTCAACAGTTACTTTATACACAGGTGCAATTGTTTCTACTGTGGTATACACTGTACCAGTTGTACTGGTAAATGCTTCGATAACACGATCGTATGCGTATACTGCGCCGGCTTCATCGAGCAAGTCGCCACTAGAGCCAATTACACTGTCAGCTGGTGCGCCAACACCAAGTTGTGCACCGTTTAAACTAGCATCAATACAAAAACCAAATTCACTGCCCGCCGGTCCGTTAATAGTTTTAACTAATGTGTAGTACGGACCTTGTGAAATTGTTAGTGTACCATTAACATTTCCAGATATAAATGTTATAGTTGTGCCAGATAATGTGTAATCAATATTTGGAATGTATGTACGTGTTGAGCTAGTCACAACTAGTGCATTTGCATCATTAGTAACTTCGGGTGTAAATGGTACTGTTATTGTAGATACAGAACCAGATGTAGTAACATTTCCCGTAGCTTTAGTTACAAAGCGTTGTAAGCCATATACATACACTTTTGGAGTTGCTTCGTACGGAGCGCCAACATACAACCAGTGGCCTAACTCATCAAACGCAAAGCCATAGCCAAACTGTCCATCGACAGCACTAACATTGCCTGTAATAACCTGTCCTCTATTCCATACAGTTTCGCCTTCAAGTTTATTATAGGTATAGATTAAACCAACATTAGCGGCGCCGCCGGCACCAGAACTTGTTGGTGCGTTAACTGCTAACGTTTCTCTTCCGGCAACTCCATCATCAATGAACGGATCAACTGCTGTATCAATGTGCGAACCGTAAGTAAATGTATTTGCACCATCAGGTGTTATAGTTGTCGATTCAGTATAGACATTTGAAGTATTTTTATCAAATACATTTACTGCACCTGTGTTAGTAGAAACAGATAAGTTTGCATACAAAGTGGTACCGACAAAAATAGTTTGCTCGATGTTGTCAATCATTTTTAATGCTTGACCGTAGCCTATGTTTGCAGAATATTCATTATTAGTTGTTAATGAAGATACTGTAGTGTTTGCTGGAAATATATTATTAGTACTAACTATCTGACTTGTGCTTACATTAGATGCATTACTACTAGTAAGGAAATTTGATATAATGCCCACTGCATTACCTGTAATAGTTGTGATATTAGTCACAGCATTTCCGCCAATGGTTAATGTACTAGTTGCATTGGCCAGTGCCACATTACTAAATGTAATGTACATATCATTGGTTTTAACTAGACGTTGATCCATTTCCCATGGGTGTGTTTTTTCGTATACTTTCCATGTACCGCTTGGTTGCGTACCAAATGGCTGGCCTTGTACAGCATTAGTTTCCGCATCTTCATCGATCCAAATCTTTTCACCGACTTTCCATTGATGCGGCGGCGTATATAAACGTGCAGTTTCCATGTAGTTAAAACGTACACTGTCTAGAATAAACAACATGCCGTCGCCATCTAAGGTAGTTAGTTGTGAAGTGTCACCTGCGTATCTGACTAATATGTTATCAAGGTCTATTACACTGTCGACTTGATAGAAGCCGTCGAACTCAGTGGCAAAACTACGAACTAAAAATATGTCGCCAGCAACCAATCCATGAGGATTAGTGGTGGTAAATGTTACATATCCATCTAACGAGTTAGCCACTGATGTAACTGTATTATCAGTTTCTGTTACTCGATATACATTCCAGTTTTGCGAAAAGTCTTTTGCACACCATATAGTATAGCCAGTACCGATTGCAGATAATTGATTGTTCAAATCAGTGAAGTTGGCTAGATCAAATATAGTAGTATCAACATCATCGATATTTACATATCCAGCAGTAGTGATATCGTTATTGTAATCACTTTGTGCATCTCTATCTAATGCAATAATTCCGTTATACTGCTCGGTTGATTTATATAATTGTGATTTGTTAAATGTAGTTACACCGTCACTGCTGGAATCAGTTACAAATGTAGCAGTTGCAGGATTAACTGAAAATGCTTTTTCATCGAGTGCAATTTCCACGTATGGGTTTGTATCTAATGCACCATATTCGCCCACACGTATTGCCCATTCTTCATAGAAATTTATGGCACTGCTTAAATTATTAAATTCTGCACTGGTCAATTGATTAATTGCATTAGCAGAACCTTTTTGTTTAATGAATCCTTTGTATAATTCAATTTGTGTCGTATCACTTAAACCAAGATCTGACAGATATTGACGTGTTTTAAATCCAATTAATCCATGGCTGTAGTTGATTTGATCCGCATCTTTAAAATTTGTATATGAATCATAATATACCTGAGATTTAGCAGCAATGGTGGCAAAGTTTGGCAATAGCCCTTTTTTAATTTCACTTGCGGCAATTTGTTTCCAATAAGCAAAGGCAAATTCAGCATTAGTTGTTTGAGTAACATTATTCAATGCAACATAATATTGATTTTTATATTGTACTAGGTCACCTTTTAAATAATCTTTATTACTGGACCACGCATCTATGTTGCCAGAATTGTAGATGAAGCCTGGCGCACTTAAACTGCCATCCCAGTCTGCGGTTTTTTGTCCAATCAATTTTAACCTGTATTGTCTATTACCAAGTTCAGGTTTGTAAATGATATCATTAAACACTGTGGTGTTATCAAAAATTAACACATGCTCGTATTGTACTAGATTTAATTCAATATAGCCAATAACTGCATCATTGGTCAATGTTAATTTAAATGCAGTTGGGCTACGTAACACATTGTAATTTGTAGTTTTAACCAAGGCAAAATTTTGATCTAATACTTTTGAACCATGCTGACTATCAGTAATTGCATCAGTGATTGCACCAACTGTAACTGCATTTATTGTGTTAGCCACCGGTGATAATACTAAGATACTGCCCGGTGCCCAACCTTGCTGTGCCCAGAATAAGAATTCTTTAGTTGATAGTTTCCAGTTGCGTGTTTCGCCTAGTTGTTCATCTGTGTCATTGAAGGTAAAACCCTGCGCCATTAAATATCTTTCGTAGCTAATTAAGAAATCAGCTATTTGTTGTTGGCTATTAAACTCATACCCATAAGGTACGGTTAATTTTAAGTTTTGATAATCTTTAAACACTGTTACTGAATTAGTTAATACAGTAATTTTGTATGCATTTGAATTTATCACACTTGGAATAATAGTAAAGTACGGGTTAGCTAAATTATACCCACGTACACTATAGCCATTTGTGGTCTTTTCAATAATCACACCACTGTAGACTAGTTTGTCAACAGGCGTCGATTTATACAAATGTACATTATAATTTTCATTTGGTACAATAATACTATCATTTGTACTGGTCGGTGAACTTTGTTCTGCTAAAATTTGTAGATATTTTTGATCACTAAATCCGGCCAGTTTATATGCAAGATTAATTTGATAATGTGATATCAGCGGAGTAATAACAGTAGCAGGATCTACACCTTGATGTATTAAAAAGTCAGCAATCCAGTTTATATAACCGGCGGTTCTAACCACAGTGCCAGCTGATGTGTCACCATTGAATGTCAGTGATGTTTGTTTAATGTGATCATTGGTATCAGTTACATATTGCTCCAACATAGTATTTTTTGAATAACGTGACACATCCATTAATAGACTAAAATACTTGGCTGGTTTAGCCAATGCCAGTGCTTGTTGTACAGCAAACGCAAAGTCACTGCTGTGGCGCCACGCTGTTTCGACCGGTCCCTGTTGTCCTACTGCCCATGCAGTTGCCGCATGAGTAGCATTAAATGATGCAGTCATTATTGCTGCCGGACTTAATAAAAATCCGTTTGCATCAACTGGTATAACTTCTGACAATCCAGGGCGTGCAAAGGTTGTATCTATACCTGCGCGAGTACCTTGTTTAATCAATCCAGCTTCTAGGTCGTCCCATAGTAATTTATTGCCGCCAGTATAAGGTGCAGGACCGTATTCTTCTACCCACCATGATGGCATGGTAGAGAAACCCAACATCTCCCACGGAGTTAAATGCGGACGTAATGTATCATAGAAATATTGATAGCATGCTCTCCAACTACCTGGTAATGCTTCACTATCAATTCGATCCACAAAACGGCTGTAATTCCATGTAAAGGGATCATTGCTGTCAAATGTGTCGTTGACTGTGAAATCAATTTTATTATTGCCTATCCATATAAGGAAATTCTTAGACGTTAATTGATTTATTTCATTTATCGAATAATCATTATTTCTAAATTTACCCGGCATTACGTTATAAATGTCTTGATAGCTACCGATATCACGCAGCGTGATGTTATTGTATATACGTTTTTCTAACTCTAATAAAAATTCATCTCTATAATCATCAAATGCTGGTGTTATGCTACCGTCGTGGCCGCGAATAACATTAATGGATGTACGATAGGTATCGTCTAAAAAGATCTCAGGAATAAATTTAGGATATAACCCTAACTTAGTTGGAGTTTCTGGTACATAAGATCCATTAGTATCTGCATATTCTACAATTTTAACATTGTCATCAACTTCCAAAGTAACAGTGTCGGTAAACGTTATTGCTGGACGATCTGTATCAAATGTATAATCTATATCTATTATTAACTGTACATCATTTAAATAAACAAGTACTGCTTTATTACTTAATGCACGGGCATCGAATGTTGTAGTAATTTCATATGAACGAACCAATGGGTCAAATATTGTATAGCCCACGCCATTGACAATATTTTTTAATGTACCATACGGTATCATGTCACTGTAATACCAAGGGAACGTACTGTTTTTAATCTTATTAATTTCGGTTATGATTAAATCAACACTGGCCACAGGATCAGTCGGTTGTATGCCAGACAAAGTTACACTTAACTCTAAAAATTTATTTTTAAATCTAGCATATTCTTGCTGTGCGTAACGAACGGCGTCAATAAAGTTTGTGCTGTCATTTACTAAAAATAATGCTGCATTCGATAAAGGTGCACTGTGTTGTAATATGGTGCCGCCTTGTGATTTAATCTCAATATCTCTAAGATTACTATCACTGAGTACATCACCCACTAACTCTGTACTATTTTGACTTAGTTCCACTAGGTGATTTCTGATTTGACCCAATGTCAATGTTGATAAATCAGTATTTTGTGCATTGAGCTCTAGATTTTTTGGTATCTGGTATTGCCCAAGCGCACTTACTTCATTACTATAGACTAGAATGTCGATCTTATCACCTATAGTAGGTGCAGTGGATAATGTCAATGCTCCATTTGTTAAAGTCCATTGAGATGTTTTTAAGAATACATTATTTTTATAAACTTTAACATATGGTATCGTAACTGCATCTGGTACAGTGACATCAATTTTAAATGGACTATTAATACCATCGTATACATAGGTAATCAATTGATATTGATTATTTTTTTCAGTAACTGTATTCCAATTATTTTTTGGTAGTGATGTGTATCTATCTACTATTTGATGTAGGAACCCTGTGGCAATTCGTTCAGTAAGTTGAGTTTGATTAGCTACATAACTAAACGTATCAGTATCAAAGTAATTGATGAATTCAATATTTCCCTGAGTTTGGAATGATGTGTAAGTCAGCGGAAAGGCCAATACTGAATCAGAAATAGTGCCGGTACTTGATCTGTTGTAGCCAAATAATCGTGTGCCGGTAAACGTACTCAACGGATAAAGCGAAAAACTCTGTTCAGCACTATCGTACATGTCAAATAACGGATCTTGTTGTAGGCTAGTTTTTTGCTGACTAGCTATCCAAGTATCACCATTGTACCACCACTGAGTGCCTTTGTAAACACCATCAGTTATAACTACAGAATCGTAAGTTTCAACTGCACCATCGGCAGCTGGATTTAAATTTATATATTTGGGCCCAGTTAATAATCCTTCACCATCAATTGCAGTTTGCACTAAATTAAGTACAAAAATTTTATTACGAACCAACGGATCAACATCGTTGGCAAATATAACTCGCATGCCATCAAATAATGTGACTCCAAACGCTACAGAAAATACCTGTCCATTCAAATTATTAAATGCATCTTGTGTTGTAGTATCTAATATATCAACTGGTGCTTTTCCAATCCTGCCGTAATTGAACAATTGCAGGTCTGATTCAAACTGTACAATTGGACGACGTGCGCGAAGGTCTTGGTCAAATATATATTGTTCATTGTTATAGGTAGCAGTGGCAGTGATTATATCTCGATGGAACCATCGATTATTTCTCGACCATGCATTTAAATCTACACTAGCTCTGTTAATGGTAATATATTCTGGATACACAGTGTCTCGACGTGTATTGATTACTGATGTTCCGCTGGCAATGCCTGTTCCAGTTATAGCCGATCCATTTACTATTGAAGATACATCGCTCAATGTAACAATGTACAAAGATCCAACTGTAACTTCATAATATACTTCAACTTCAATAGTGCCAATGTTAATAACAGTACCTGCAGGGATTACATCTGTAGTAACTGCACTTAAACTAATTCTATTCAATGGATAATTAGTGATAATCTCATCATTGTAGGGTTCAGGTGTAACTAATAATGTTGTATCAACTAATTGTATGCCTGTAGCAGACCCTACTCCTTCTACATAATATTCCTTATCCTGATATGTTGCTGGGATAGCATCAGTACCAAATCTTATTTTCAATCCGCTAGTAAATACCACTCCATTGGGACTGGTGTATGTAGTTTTTCCTAAAATATCATTTTCAACATCTATAGACCAGCCAGCGATATCAACTAGTTTAATTGTACCATAGATAGACGGATTGTTACCATCTTGAAAGTACAAAGTATCTTGTATACTTGATATCACAGGAACAACATGAAAAAATCCATCATAATCTTTAAAGAATTCTTTATTGGCATTAACTACACCAGATCTGATATAGACCTTTTCGTTGATTTGTACATCTTGTACACAGGCCAATCGAATTAATGGATCGTTGATATCACCACTGTCTGCAAATTGTACACGCCAAACTCCGTAACGTTGTGCCTCGGGTATTACCTCGCCGGCATTATAGCCAGACACAATATCACCGTTGCCATCGTAAACATTAGGTACAGTCCATGCTTCTTCACCACGGTTTGTTAATAAATTTTGATCAATGAATATTGCAGTTTTACCGTTGAGTTGAGTAGCAACACCTGCATAGCCTGGAAACGCAGCAAGGAATTGACTAACAGTATGATTTTGTATATCAGCATAGGCAAGAGGCACTGCGTACTCTACGTTGGCCACTACATTCATTAACACATATCTGTCTTGGGCACTTGCCTGCGGCACATTAAATGTAATTGTACCCGAGTCTGCACCGTTGTTAATAACTCCGAATACATCACGTGTACTAACTGTCGGAGTTGCATTTACTAGACCATCTACACCTAATTCAGTTTGTATCCAGAATTGATTACCCAATTGATCAACTTCAAATGTGTATCGGCCACCACGTGCTAGAGTAAGAGTATTTTTTGTCGGGCTAGTAGATGTAAACTCGTAACGAGACGAACTTACATTACGAACAACATTATAGGTTTTTTCTAAATCAACTCCGCTGGTGTTAACATCAACAGCGTTTGGACCATCTGCAAGCCAGTAGTATTGACTAAAATTAATAAATTTATCAAATGATATTTGTGGGTCAAAGCTATAATATTCGTCGTCAAATAATCTATCATGGTTTGCAGTTAGCCCACCATAATATTCAATTTTGTTTAACAGATCAGTATAACTGGCAAAAAATGTAATTTCTTGTCGATCATTGCGAACAACAATACCTGGTTCAAGTTGATACTTTTGTCTTTCAGCTGAATTTTCGATTACATAGCTGTCTTTACTTTTATAAGTTGGAGCAAATGTTCTTCCGATATAGCCGTGTATATTTCTTAAATTTGGCTCAGTTACTAACTGATCCATTGTTGCCGACAAAAACTTATTGTTAGTATCGGTTTGAAATATGGTAGGAAGAAAATTTGAAGTCTTTTTTGTCGCCATGTCGTTATAATCTCAAGTGTTATATAGTATTTAAGCCAATACAGTTTGGTTGATTTGCGCTGCGGTGATTGCACTAATAATCTGTACATTGTCCACAGTTGCAGCACTTACAATAATTTCATTATAGTTTGCATTGATTTGTAGTAGGCTACCGAATGTGCCAGTTTCACTCGATGGAACAATAGTGATACTTGCAATATTAGGTGCAAGCACACTATGCAGGTACGCACTCAATTCACTGAAGTAGAATGTTTCACCAAAGTCCCAGTTAGCTACATCAAAGTAACTGTTAATTGCATCAATGACTTTAGTTTTAATATCATTATCACTGACCACTATACTTGTATTTTTTACCACTTTAAATGTTGCCTGTAATGAAATTGCTGCTTTGGCGCCAAATATTGGTTTAAATTTAGCAGGGTTATAAATGATAGTATCTGTTAAATTTTTATAATTTTCCAAACTACTAAACTCTGTACTCAATGCATCAACGGTTGGAGCCGTTGGCTCAGCGACTACACCTGTAGTATCCTGTATCCATGCAGTATAATCAGTGGCGTATTGTTTTGTTAATAGATACAAGTCAATAATATTATTTGGGCTTGGATCGATACGACGATAGTTAGGGCTATTATGACGATATTGGAAATATATATCTTGACGACCAACTTTAGCAGTATATCCGGTTACCTCAGATAATACGTAGGTTGCATCAGACTGATAAAATTTATTCTCAGCTGCAATATAAAATAATTGTCCAATAGGCCAAGTTTGACTAACTGCCTGCGCTGCTATCAGGGTTGCATAAGAGGAATTGATAAGATCGTTGCTGACAAGCGTTTGTGTAACAAAATTATCATATCCATAGGTTGCTTGAAAGTATACATATTTGCTATTGCTATCAACATCCGGGCTAACAATTAATTCAAACAATTCTGGATTATCTAATATACCATTGGTATCTATATCAGAAAACGTAACTAATATTTTATTAGGATTTTCGTAACCATCAACTTCAATAATATTTTTATAAATGTACCATGTATAATCCAATGCTAGAGGATTTGAATCATCGGGATTGGCGTTTACCTTTAATACTTTAATGTTATCATGTACAGTAAGACCTGTTTTAGGGTCAAACACTTTAACTGTATTGTCAAAGTAGAAATTAGTTTCTTTTACACTTTCAAATACATAATTAAGTCCACGATATAGCACAGTGTAAGTTTGTCCTACTGTTTTAAAACGGATCAACCAACTAGCATCTAAAGCGGCGCCACTGGTATTTCCTGCATCAGTTAGACTAAAATCACCTGTGTTTAAATTACTAGGTAATATTAATTTCCATGATGTAGTGTCAATATCATAACGCAGACCAAAATCTTGATATGACTGTACATAACCTACTATGCTATCCACTAGCGCAGTTGAAAATTCAGTATTTAACACCGCATATACTGCAACAGCTATAGCACCATCGGGCACTTGTTCGCCCAGGATAATCGGACCAGAGCCATTGGCTAAATTACCCAGGCCCCCATTGGTTCCATCACCAACAATCTGTTGAACTGATGCATATATAAAATATTTGTCGCCTGGCTTGCTCGGAGTATCATTATATACAATAGTATTTCGTGAATCAAAATAGTTGCCAGTGCCTGCTGAGAATTTAATTATAGAACTTTGTTTTATGTATTTGTTATTATTAGCAACTACATCACCAACTTGTAATATGATGTCTGATGCATTAACTAGATAACCAGTCGATCCGTTGGCCACTGTTGTTGAATAATGCCACTGTGTGTCACTGATAACGATAGTAGGATATTTACTATAGAAAAAATGTAGTGTTTCTTGTGCTGACGCCACGGGTTTCACTTTGTTATAGATTGCTTTGTAAATATCATTCTTTGTGTTATAATCAAAGGAAAACGTACCTACAAACGGATCACGATATAATACACCGTCATCTGCAAAGATGTTAGTACTTGAATATTTTCCAGTTGTATCAATAACATCTAAGTAACGACTAATACCAGAACTTGTACGGTTAACTGCTTTAACTTTAAGTATGTTACTGAACAATGTGTAAGGTAAGATGTTGTAATCTTCGCCTGTTACCATACGATCTTGTGTATAGTATTGTTGAGGTGCTTTCTGACGTATTTCTTCCAGCGATTCACGTGAGCTAGCATTAGCCACAGTGTAGCGCAGGCTAGCACGAATAGTCAAGGTTTCAACTCTGCCACTACGGCTTGTATAATTAACTGGTACAACTATTCCCTGCATTTCATCTGGGGTGATTTTATAATCAGCACCATTACTCACACGGTAGTACAGTCTATAATTGCCCTGTGGAATGTTAGCAAAGGCACCATCACCAAATACTAGATCAATTTGATCACTGGCTCTAGTGTTGACTTGGAATATAGATTTATTAGTACTTTTATTATAGATAACATTGGTGTTGTTTACTGCTGGAACCTGTGTCCATAAGGCATTTGGCAAGCCCTGTGCATTTAAACTGTATAACCATATATCAGTGTTATTGATATTGTCAACATTGACACTATACACACGATTTGGTGTACTTTCTTGGAATGTAAAATCAAGTGATTTTAATTCGCCCTGTTTGAAGTAGGTAAAGAATCCAGTATTTGCACTGGTATTGCCCAAGTTATCATTTTTGTAAAGTAAATTAAATGGTTGATTTTGACGAGGTGCACTTTCGTATATATAAGTTTTACCGGCACTTGTTGGGCTAGTCATTTCAAACTTAGTAGTTGTGCCTTCAATTTTAGTTGTAAAACTGTAGGTTGCAATGATGCTTGATACTAAATTTATCTGATATTCGTCATTGATTATACCATTAATCAATTGACTGTTGCTAGGTTTACCTATAGATTGAGCTGACATTAATCCTGCATTGATCACCGCGGTAAATTGCTCGTACCAATTGTCATTGGCTGAGTCTGCCCACGAAATTACTAAACCGGATAAATTAATACCGTTACTGTCGTAGACAGTTTCAGTTGTACTTACACTGTCAACTTTTAAAAGTCCGCTAGCAGGAATATTACGTTTAGGATTATAAGAAATTAGTTTAGCAAGTTTAAGAATACTGTCACGACGTTGTGCAGTGTCCATAAAGTTTTCACGAGCATTTAAATCGCCGCGGAATGCTAGACTTTGTCCTAAGAATGCAATTAAATCTATTAGAGCAATGAACTCACTTGATTCAATAAAGTCATTGAAATCTTCCGGATAGTATAAGCGCAAATAATCAATCATCGACTTACGAAGTGTTTCATAATCGTAGCTTTGGAAGTCTGCATTGCGGAAAGTTTGATAGACGCGAGTCCAATCTTCAGCAACTAATAAACCGGTTTGTCTTGTGGTAATAGCCATACTAATTTCCTGTTATAATGTATTTATTTAAGGAAAAAAGTACGTAGTTTATTAGTTTGCGGTAAGTGTTCTGCTTTGATTGTTGAATCTTAGATTCATTAGATTTGTTTGATTTGTCTGTAGATAGCGTAGTTCAAGTTCGATTTGAATGCCTGTTTCATACTCAGTAACAATAACATTATCGATCGACACACGTGGGTCATAGGCAGCAATTGCTTTAATGTCGGCTATGATAGCACTTTTAAGTTCAGGAGTAAACGGATCATATAAGACGTTCCATATAATAGTGCCAAAATTAGGATTCATCAGCTTCTCACCTTTGCGGATTTGAAAGTGATTGATTAAATCTTGTTTAATTAACTCAAAGTCAGTTAGACGAAACTTTTTATTTCTGCCTACTGTTGAGAAACCTTTATATAAAATAGCCATAATAATATTTATCCTAGGGTTATGTGGATTTAATTGGTTGATCTAGTGTGGCCATTTTTGGTCCTAGTACTGCAACAGCATATTTGCCTTTGGCAAAATAATTGTCGCCGGTAGTACCAAAAGCATCTGTTTTACCACTACCGCCGCGCCATTGTTTAGCACCGCCAGCGCCTAGTAGGTGACTTACTGCTAATAATCCCGCTACATCTTCGAGAGGAGTATCTTTAGTCACAGTACCAATATTACATAATGTTTTGTAGTTGCGTTTGGTATAAGCACACATCTCAGCTTCTTGTATGGCTGGACTGTTTAGGAATTTTTCTAAGCTATCAATGCCGTCTTTGCCAATCCAGTTATTTGGGTTGCGTAACTGTGCATTACTACCGCAGGACATTTTAACATGTTTGGCATCCTGTAATGCAGGATATCCAAATTGATATTTCCCCACGAACCCGATACTATTGATACATCGATATCCGCTTTCACCGTTTGCTTGTCCACCACGTCCGGGAGATCCGCTTTCGCTTTTACCTATAACTGCATAGTACGCTGTCATTTGTGCAGAAGTTAGACCGCCAATTGAACAGTCAGTGGTAGGTTGATTTCGTAGATCAACTTCGGTGGCTGGATTTTTAACTCCTATGCCGGCGGCTGTTTTAGTTGCATCAGTCTTACCTGTATATGTTTCAGCAGGTTGTTGTCCAATTGATTCTGCCGCTGCAAACGGCAATGGCGCACTTCGTCTATATGGTTCGTGCGTAGGAGCAACTGTGACTATCGAAGATAAACTACCGGTGCTGGTATATAAGCCAACTGTTGAATTAAGTACCACATCCGACAAATTATTAATTTGTATTTCTTTTGGCTTATTAACTGACTGTGCGCCGCCGCTGTTTTGTTTTATCAATTCACCAGTGTGAGCAATATCTCCGGCTGCCTTCATTGATATACTTGCGGCGTCGATGTTAACAGGTGAATCACTTTGTAGTCCTATAGTACCGTTCGCTCCAACAGTAACTACTCCAGTAGACAACATGTTAAAACTACCACAGTCAATTTGAAATTTACTGCCTGATTTCATGTTTATTTTATTAGCGGCATTAAGGTTTATATTATTGTCTGAATGTAAATTAATAGACCCTTCACTTCTTACATTAAACCCATTATTTGTATAGATATTGACCGCACCGTCTTTAGTTAATTCGACCCAGCTTGTACCATCACTATGCGAGATATACAAAGTATTGTCAGTCGCAGTGTCATTCATCATTATCTGATGACCACCAGCAGTACGCAATCTTACTAATTGATTTTCACCCGTTACAGCACCGTCATCCATGACAAACGTGTGGCCGCCTACACGAGTTGAAAAACGATAATCGTCTTCAGTTAAGGTTCCGGCTTTTTGTTTGGCAAGATATGCTTCGCGATTATTAGCCGGATCATCTGCATACGGTCGGCCAGGTGTGCTAATACCAAAAACATTACTGGGGCTCTCACGTTGGCTACTACTGGTAATTGTGCCGCGAGCAGTATCTCTATCTAACCCTTGTGTTTTTAATATACTATATTGTTGTTCATGTATTGGTTTAGGATTGTCAATAAAGTTTGGATTTGATCTAGCTGTAAGATCATTTTCGTTATACTCTGCTACTGGAGCAGTAATCCCATTTTGATATGATTTTTTAGTATCTGCCGATGCGCCCGATGTATCAATCTTATTACTGCTGGCTAAACCAGGCATCATGTGTCTACTGACATGCGAGTTAACACAGGCAATAAAATATCCACGTAACGGGTCACCTGCGATGAATATTACGATTACTTCAACACCGATGTCAGGTGGCACCATCCACATACCGTAGGTATGTGGAACATTTACAAATTTATTATCACTATTGGGTTTGTTTGCATATTTTGATGCGATATCAGTTGTGCCCATAAACGGACTAGCATAGCTAACTGTGCGCCAATTTGATGGTGCATCTGGGTCGCCACCTAAATCCGGAACCCATACTTGTAGTCGGCCGGCACGTGTTGGGTCAAGATTGTTTTTAACAATACCAATGTATGGGTGCGGGTCAACTCTAGTGGCGGCAGCATCTTCTCTGCGCAGATGCTTAACTACTTTACTACCGACTCTGTGATCTATTGCCATTTATTACTTTCCTTATTTTTGATTAAGCCGCTCTTGTATATGCATCTAATGCGTTAACGTATGCAGTTTGTGCGGCTTTATTGGCTGCATCTAAAGGTGCATACTTAGCTTGTGCAGTTGCTAACTGATTCTGTGCTAGAGCCAAGGATTGTTGATTATTAGCAATTAATGGGTCAGCTTCGGCTTGTGTTAATACTCCCCGTGCTACTCTGTCGGGATATCTATCAAGGTTAGCACGTATAGTCTCAATTCTAGATTCAATTTGCGCAACTGCATCTAACGCAGCATTTGCTGCAGATTGTGCCTGATCTCTTGCGGCTCTGGCTTGATCTGATGTAGCTTTTAATGCTAATTTCTCTGCACTTGGTGGAACTGGGCTCGGTATTGCTACTGGTTCTGTTTGTGTAGTTATTGCAGTCTCTGGTGCAGTTGCGTCAACTTTGGCTAACGCCTTTTCTTCAGCAGTTTGCACTGGTGGTGTAGTATCTTCGACTGGTGCACTACCCGGTGCTTTATCATCACCGGTTGTTGTTGCAGTAGATGCAACATTAGCCGCGGCTACATCGGTTGGTGCCGGAGTTACTGCTTCAACTTCACGTTCTTTATTAGCAGTTTTTGAGGGATATTTTGGTTCAAGTGATGTTTGTCGAGGTAAGCGTACCACATCCAATGTTTGTTCAAATTTTCCGCCGGTGAATGTGCTTTCAACAGTTAATATGCGATACATTCCTGAAAATAAACTCGTTGAATATTTAGAATCAAACTTCATCAACCCGGTTGCTTCATCTATATCGCTTGGACTTTTAACTGTTATCTGTACATAGATTTCACCTTGGTCCATACGTAGACTACCATTGGCAATTAATCGAGGTTCTATTCCTGTTCCATCAACTTGATCCGACAATACAGTCATTTCTGGTGGATAAAAAACATCATCTTGTTTAATATACTGTGGGTCGCCAATTATTTTTAATTTTGCCTGAAGCATATCGCCACCGGCTGTTGTATACAATGATGCTTCTATATCAGCTAGTGCAATTGCTTCAACTGTTACAGCGCCGCCTGTTGATTGTTGTTGTGAATTTAGTACAATCTTTTTCTTGCCCTGAGGCATTACTGCATTAGCATCTCTCGACTCCGGCGTAATTTTTGCATTAGTAGTTTCATCTATTAATAGATTCTGTGTCTTAGATAAGTTTTCTCTATATGCCGTAACGGCAGTATAATACAGTGCATTAAATTCAACATTAAAATCAAGTACATCATTGTTTTTTCCAGTGTACCAATAGTTATGTAGTTTACACGGTTCAGTCCACGTTCCCTGCGGTCCTTCACGTGTTTTTGTATTGTATACTGTATACGGAAGTATATGATAGGTAATTTCACGAGCCCATGTTTCTTGTGTTATATTATATTCACCTAACTTTATGGTCGGCACAACCTTATACCATTTCAGCGGCTCATCGGCCTGTGATTCAAGATATTTTTTATATTCTGCATCGTCTTTAAATTTTGAAACTGGTTGTACTTGTCCTTGTAAGTACTTGGTATGACGCATTGCAAAGGCAATAACTTGATCTATACTTGTACCTGTATTAATTGCAAATACCCGCATACCATGATCCAAATTTCCAGGAGTGCCCCTAATAGACATTCCGTTTTCTTCGCTGGCCATGGGTGTTTGTGCTGTACTTAATGTTTCAATGTTAAGATTAAATTGAGTGCCACCATCTTTAATAATGTCTGGGTGAACTTTAAAGTAGTATTTGTCAGCAACTGTTGTTTTTTCTCTAGCGGCGAGATCTGCATAATATGCACTAATAGCGCCACCATATGATTTTACTTTATAGAATGCATCTTTGCCTCTAATAGAATTAGTAGATTCTGCACTTGCATTTCCTATAGCAGTTAACGGAACAACTTCGCCTGTTCCTCCCCTGACTGTTAGAAGTCCGTTGGCACCCTGTTGAAATTGACCGTTTTTGCCAATTAATCCTTCGCGTTCTTTTTTTGCGTCAGCAAATGCTGTTTCCTCGACAGTGCTTTGTAAGAAACTTTCAAGCGTGCCAGCTGTTATTTCAAAGTTTGCTGGCGTAGTAACTGTTGATAGATCATAGGCTGAATGACTATATGGGCATGCTTCCATTTGATATTCTGCACCTTTTGCAGATGCTTTTATATCCATTTTTAAAATACGAATAGGTATACGTTTTGTTTGATCGGGGATAATCCCAACAATCTCACCAGCGTCGTTCATGCCAAAGAAATCAATCTGTAATAGATATGGCTGTGCTATATAGTTCAACGAACCAATATCAGCACTAAGGTCAAGAATTCGATTTAATAAGGTAACCCCGTATGGTTCAATAATAGTAAATGTAAAATTAATTGCATTAGTTGAACGTGAACGATCGTTAAGGCCAATTACCGTAGTCATATTAAGATTGTCAAAGTAAAAATCTTCAGCAAAGAATGGTGCACGTTTAAACATTGATGCACCTTCGTCGATGTTATATCTGCCTGCACTGGCTATGATAACGCGATTTGATTGGTAATTTTTAACATCGCTAACAATATCATTATATTCTTTAACTGTTAGTAATGCTAAACTTATTCCGTAGGTATAAGACGGGTAGGCTAGTAACGGATTAGGTATAGGAGCTTTTTTCTTTTTATTATTTGCTGTAGTTGCTTTTGTTGATTCACCACTTGTAACTTCTGATGCAGTTGATGTAGTAGCATCAGCAACGGTTGCCGGTGACGTATTTGCTATTCTTGCATCTTCAGTTTTTGAAACTGCGGGCACTCTTGATAGTGCTGCATTTTGTTGTGCCCTTAGTTTTTCGAATTCGTTCTGAAATTGTGTCTGCGTTATCTTCCCGCTTTTTAGATCATTTGCTAGTTTGACTTGATATTGTGTGTATTGCTGATTAATCTGCGCTGCTGATCCTGCAGGCGCAGGTGGTGTAGATGCTAATTTATTTGTTACTGTATCTTGTGTCGGAGCTTGTTCTTTTAACAATTGTGCATTTATTTTTGCGATTCCGGCTTGAAATTGTGCTTGCGTTATAGTGCCAGCAGACAAATCATTTACTAATTTAAGTTGAGCTTGCTGAGCTATTTCAGCTTTTGTAAGTGCCATTTACTATAATCCTAATGCCGCAATGATTGTTTCTTTTTTAGGAATGAATATTGTTGTACCTGGCAGGAAATCAAATACCGGGTCCTGTATTGTGTTTGGATTGCGCATAGCAAACACCCACCACAAGGCACTGTCACCATACAGGTCATATGCCAGCAAGTCTGGACGATATTTGTAGGTTGCAGCAATTCTATATACTACATCGGCAGCCAATGCCGGTATATCTCTAAATGTTGTGACATCTAAAAAGAATCCATACGAGTCTGTTTTGCTATATGGACTTGTTTGACTATAGGTAACCGCTGACATTATAGGAATCCTCCTGTAGTAGCAGTTTGTATTAGTCTGCCTGCGGCAAATGCATCAAGATTAAAGTTATCGTGCAGATTTTTACGACTGTATATTGGTTTCAATGTAATTGATATCGTACTTACTGCTGGCACCCTTGTCGACGATGTTACTGTCTTGTAAGATGATACAGTCGATTCAGCAGTGGCTTTTTTACTACCCCACTGTGGTGCAAATTGCATGCCTTGATTATCAAGTTGATTCACTACACTCATAGGAGTCGAAGGAGTAACAGTTGACTCTGTTAATGTAGTTGTTGTTACTGGAATTTGTATATAATCAACTTCGTTTGGCATAGTGTGTGTAAAGTTAGTTATCACACAAGGCACATGTGGGAAATAGTGACTACCGTATCCATCCAAGAATACAATTGGCGGTGGATTACCTGCATTTGCTCCACTACCAAAGAACATTTTAGTAGCTGATCTAAAAAAGTAGATAGCCGCTAGTAAATATTTTCCTTCATCGATGCCTTGTACAGTAAATTCTCCACCGATAGTAATGTCACTTACTTCACTGTTGGTGTAAAATTGTTGTGAATAATTACTGTGTACTGGAGTAGTTGGACTGTAATTAGCTACATGCGATACTGTTATAGTCGGTGTATACGGAAATATAACTCCGTTAGTTTCTCTTAACGGAGCCATAAGATTATTAGGACTTGCGCCACTTGCTTTGTAAAAGATAGTTGCTTTGTCTGCTAAACTTATGCGTACTCGCCAGTCATCATCCGATGCGGCACCGCTAGAACTAGCATTTGTATCTTGTATGGCTATTGAAGGATCACTTTTTGTTGCGGCCGCAGCGGCATTATCTGGTAATAGGCTTCGTCTTGCGGCTTCTGATTCATAGGAGTTGACATCTTTTGATGGATCATGCCCGCCGCCGCTTTCCTCAACTTGATCTCCGTAGAAACCGCCTCTAAAATCTGCGCCCTGATTGTAATTCTCAGATACTGCAGCTTGGCCGCCAATTGAATCTGTACCAGTTAAGTATGCGCTTGGGTTACTGGGATTATATCCGCCACCACTGCTTAATACTTGTTCGCCATTATACCCACCGGCAAAACTTGGAGCATAAGCGCCAGTGTAGTTTTGTGGAGCATAAGGATCGTATCCACCATTAGTGGATTCGACTTGACCTGGTACATATCCGCCTCTATTGTCGTATACGGGTGCGTCTGTAGGATTTAGAGCCATAATAAAACCTCTGTGTTATAGTGTATTTATTACCGGAGAAATAGTAGCAGTTAAAGATTGTCCGCATAAATAGGTTGTATAGTGCAATGCTATTATGTTATACTAATTAAAAGGAACCAAACACTGTGGCTCGTAAAATTAATTATCTCAACAACAAAGACATATTAAAAGAAATAGCAAAAAGTAAATTAGCATATTGTAGCTTCATTAATAAAGAAGTAACCGTATACGATGCTATTGTATCAAATGTTAGTGCAATAAACAAAAAATCCGTAGCAGAAGCAAGAGCAACACGTGCAACTAGGTTAGCTAAAGAAGCACAAGAAGCCGAGCTTTTATTAGGTAACAAACGCAAATTAGACGAATTTGCAATTCCTGTGGAAAATATTCCAGTAACTGATATTGTATTCCGTGTCATGACATGGGAACATATACCTATCGACGAAGTTAAACAGAAAAAATCCGATGCCAAAGCTCAAGAAGCTTACGATGAGGATTTATTTGAAACTGAATATGATGAACCGGCAGTTAAGGTCAAAGGTGCTACTAAGTACGTTAAACTAAACTTTCCCCCATTCTTTCATTATTCAGTAACTGAAGAATTAACTCCTGTTATAGTAGGCAAGAGTCACTGGAAGGGCGATTTAGAAACTGGTAAATTCAGTAGAGATCACGGTCAGATGACTGCTAAGTTAGCTCATATGTTTGTTAAGCTATGTGAACGTTATGCTACTCGTAGTAACTGGCGTGGGTACACCTACAATGACGAAATGCGCAGTCAGGCATTATTACAACTAAGTCAAATTGGCCTACAGTTTGACGAAAGTAAATCAGACAATCCGTTTGCCTATTACACAGCAGCTATCACTAACAGCTTCACCCGTGTGCTAAACATCGAAAAGCGTAATCAAAACATTCGTGATGACATCTTAGAGATGAATAACTTTGCACCTAGTTATACTAGACAGAATCAAGGCGGTGGTTCGTGGGGTGGTGGCGGACACGGAGCAGATGAGTAAAATCATTGAGTTGCATCAACTAATACCAGAAACGCCTCCGGCAAATTTTTGTATTGCACCCTTTCAAAGTATTAGGCAGAACCCATACGGGCGTAATAGCCCGTGTGCGTTTGGTGCTGGCGAATGGCATCACGGTGACCTAACTCCAGAACAACGATGGGACAGTGCAGAACTAAATCAACTTAGGGCAGAATTTATCAACGGTGATCGTCCAAGTGCCTGTCACCGTTGTTGGGCCGAAGAAGATTCTGGTAAGAAAAGTCTACGTCAGCGACAAATTGAATATTTCCCTAACGATTATGAGGACTTTATTCGTAGTGGTAAATGGCAACAAGGGCCTAAAACAGCAGTATTTAAAAGTAGTAATGTATGTAATTTAGCCTGTAGAAGTTGCGGAGGGTGGGATACTAATTCATATACACCCGAAGGATTATATTATCTTGAAAAATATAAGACTGAAGAGCGATCCAATGGTAAAATTGAACAATGGAATAAATTCATCCCTAAGCTGCCACCTAAGCACATGGATTTTAGTCAGTACTATAGTATTGCCCATAATTTAGAAAAAATTGACTTCTTTGGTGGTGATCCGTTCTTGAATACCACGCAGTTAGATCTATTAGAGTACCTGGTTCAGCAGGGATTAAGCAAGAACATTACTTTGTATTATAGTACCAATTGTACCAATCATCCAACTGAACGATTAAAACGTGCTTGGAATAATTTCAAACGTATTGAAATTGCTATGAGTATCGACGGGCTTGAACAAGAATTTGAGTATCTGCGATGGCCAGGTAAATGGGACGAAATGAATCTAGTTGCTGATCATATACTGGGACTTAAAGGTACCATGGATTGCGAAATTTATACCATGGGCTCACTTACTGTTAGTGTATTAAATGCAGGATCCATTGATCGATTGACTGCATGGGTTGAAGATAAAATTGGACCTTATTATATTAACATGGTTAACAGTCCGGCTTGGTTAGCAGTACACATTGCACCCGAATCAGTCAAGACTGCTTTAATAGCACAGACAAATAATACAGAGTTGCTCGGTTATTTGACTTTACAAGAACATAATCCTATGTTATGGAAACAATTTGTAATATGGACTAAACGGCAGGACTTATATCGTGAGCAGAAGTTCGCCGATGCATTTCCGGAATATTTTAAATTAATACAACCTTATTGGGATCCTATTACAGATTTAAGCGAGGATAATTTTCATTCCAACAGGTAATTTGGCTAACTTTCACTAGACAACTTAAGGTTATTTCACGTATACTAATTATATGACAAATTTATTTAAAAAAGCAGCAATTCTGACTGACATACATTTTGGCTTAAAGTCAAATAGTCAAACACACAACGATGATTGTTTAAACTTTGTTAAGTGGTTTATTAGCAAAGCTAAAGAAGAAGGTTGTGATGTTTGCTTTATGTTAGGTGATTGGCACAATAACCGCGCGGCAATTAATATCATTACGTTAAACTACAGCCTAACAGCACTTGAGTTGTTGGGCCGAGCCTTTGAGCGTGTTATATTCATTCCGGGCAATCATGATTTATATTATCGTGACAAGCGTGATATACAGTCAGCTGAATGGGCTAGACATATTCCTAACATTGAAATTATCAACGACTTCTATCAAGAGGGCGATGTTAGTATTGTGCCCTGGTTAGTAGGCGACGATCATAAAAAGATTCCTAAGATCAATGCCAAGTATATGTTTGGGCATTTTGAATTACCAGGCTATTACATGAATGCTATGGTACAGATGCCAGAACACGGTGAGATTAGACGTGAAGACTTCGGGCACATTGATCATGTATACAGTGGGCATTTTCATAAACGTCAAACAGGTAAGAATATTACCTATGTAGGCAATGCGTTTCCGCACAACTATGCAGATGCAGGTGACGATGAACGTGGCATGATGATATTAGAGTGGGGCAATGAGCCAACGTTTCATGCTTGGCCGGATCAGCCCAAGTATCGTGTTTATAGCCTAAGTAATATTTTAAAAACACCAGAAACACTACTACAAAAAGGCATGCACTGTCGTGTAAACATCGACGTGGATATTTCGTACGAAGAAGCAACGTTTATTAAAGAAACATTCGTAGGTACGTATAATCTACGTGAACTTACATTAATCCCAGTCAAGCATACTGACATTGGCACAGATATTATGTTAGGTAATATTCAATTTGAAAGTATCGATACTATTGTAACTAGTCAACTAACAGCTATTAACAGTGATCATTATAATCCTAACTTATTGTTAGACATCTACAGGAATCTATGAGGTTCTGCACCGATAGTAACGACATTATTTGTATAAGTTACCCTTCTGGTGGGTTTGGAAATTTTCTATACTATATATTAAGTGAATTTGCAGACCAAACAGTTAAATTATCAAATAACGAATTAACTTTTAGTCAAGACGGAAACAGTCATAGTATTGTAATGTATACCAATACGTATTTTATGGATCCGACTGAATACCAACTGCACTGCGACATTGACCCAAAGAATAATAAAGTAGTAGTCCTGTGCGACAATGGGATCAATAACGACTGTTACGATAAAATAAACTTAACATTTCCAAATGCTAAGATTGTACGCATAGTAATCGACCCTGCTGTTAGACCTATAATATATCAAACCTGCATAATCAAAGCTGTATGTCAGGATCTTAATGCCAATCACAGCGAACATGTACAAAACAATTGGTCCGATGCCGCAGAAGATTATGCTCAGCGAGAAGATTTTACTTTAATGTATCACAACTGGTCATATGGTTGGGAGCCAACTGAATCAACGATCAATTTGAGTTTTGAACAGTTGTTAATATCGCCAATTAATACTATAAAAAAATTAATCAACCAGTTGGGTATGAAACTAATCAATGAAGATAGGTTAACATTAGTGTTAGCCGATTGGTTTACAGCTAATTCAAAATATTTTAGTGTATACTTTCATGCCAATTTAATTTTATCTGCATTGGAAAATAACAAAAATATTGATATATCTCATATAGTTGATCTACACGAACAGGGATATATTAACTATTGTATAGAAAAACGATATAATATTGAAATTCCAGTATATGACTATCGCAATTGGTTTCAGTCTACTGAACAAATACAACAAGCAATTATTAAAATAAATGAAAAAAACCTTATTAGCAATTAGTGACGGCAATGGAGTCGACAACGACTTTAAAAAATGGCCAACGTTATTACAGTTAATGACGTCGGATTCATTACAGATTAAAAATAAATCTGTAATCGGTGCTAGTAATGAGTTGATATTAATGCAGGTTGCAGAATCAATTGAAACTGAAAATATCGACTGTGCAATTATTCAATGGACTATACCCGCACGAATTGATTTAGTAGCTGATGAATTTTGGCAAGAGCAGGCAAAGATCGATCCTGTGTATCATTTTAATATTGTGCAATCTAATAATCAAGATTGGTGGGTTACTAGTTCCAGCAACAATCAATATATAAAAGAATATCATAATAGATATATTAAAGAATGGCAAGCAACTCAGCGCAGTCAATCGTATATGTTAGCCGCATCAACTCTATTAAAAAATAAAAATATACCTTTTGTGTTTACTCTAGCATATGACTTTAATTTCGACGGTCCGATGGCCATTGCTGTTAAAAATTTACCTTGGATAGACCAAGATTTAAGTAGCTTTAGATTAATTAGCACGTACAAAGACCTTGACTCTGGATTGGCACAGCCGCATTCTGCTGTACAACTTGAATGGTTAGATACCATAGTCAAACCTAACTGTGATTTCATTGACTATGATCCTAAAAGGTATTATAATATACAAAAGCACCTGACAAAATAAATGATGAGAAATTATGACATTTAAAATAAAAAATCTTACAGTCAAGAACTTCATGAGTGTTGGTAATGCAACACAAGCTGTGGACTTTGACCGCAACGACCTGACATTAGTATTAGGTGTTAACGTTGACTTAGGCGGCGATGATAGTGGCGCACGTAATGGCACTGGTAAAACAACTATTATCAATGCCTTAAGCTACAGTCTGTTTGGGCAGGCATTAACCAATATCAAACGTGATAATTTAATTAACAAAACTAACGGTAAGAACATGTTGGTTACTGTTGAATTTGAACATAACGGGCAAGACTATAAGATTGAACGTGGTCGTAAGCCAAACATAATGAAGTTTTATGTAGGTGATGAAGAAAAAGAAATTACCGACGAAAGTCAAGGCGATAGTAGAGAAACACAGGCTGAAATTGAACGTTTGTTAAGCATGTCGCACAATATGTTCAAACACATTGTTGCGCTTAATACCTACACCGAACCATTCCTTAGTCTTAAATCTAACGACCAACGTGAAATTATTGAACAGCTACTTGGTATCACTGTCTTAAGTGAAAAGGCAGAAAAACTTAAAGAGTTGGGTCGTGCTACTAAGGATGCAATACAGCAAGAAGAGTTCAATATTAAGGCTATAACCGACGCAAATGGTCGTATTCAAGAGCAAATTGACAGCTTAAAACGCCGGCAAACTATGTGGACTACCAAGCATGCAGATGACACAGTAAAACTACAAAATGCCCTTACAGAACTACGTAAAATTGATATTGAACAAGAGCTAGCGGCACACACTGCGCTTACTGCTTACAACCAACAGCGTAAAGACTTAGATGATTTGACCAAGGCCATTTTGCGTAGCGAAGCAGATATTGCCCGTGAACAAAAGACTATAGATAAAGTTACTAAAGAAATTGCCGACCTCGAAGCACATACTTGTTATGCTTGCGGTCAACATTTTCACGATAGCAAACACGAAGAAGTGTTAGCGGCTAAACGTACATCACTCGAAACTGCTACTACACAGTACCAAACTGATCAAACACAATTAACGGCGCTGATAGGTGCTAAAACAGAAATTGGTCCTCTTGGTGCGCAACCTCGAGTATATTACGATAAAGAAGCAGATGCGTTTCATCACAAGGGTTCTATTACTAGTTTAGAAACACAGTTGGCCGCTAAGGCTACAGAAGTTGATCCATATGATGAACAAATCGAAGAGATGACACAGACTGCATTAGTAGAAACTGATTATACTACTATGAACGAGCTAGTTAAGTTAAAAGAACATCAAGACTTCTTGTTGAAACTATTAACTAACAAAGATAGCTTTATTCGTAAACGTATTATTGATCAAAACTTGTCGCATTTAAACGCACGCCTAAGTCAATACTTAGATCGTATAGGATTGCCACATACAGTAACATTCTTAAACGATTTAAGTGTAGAAATTACAGAGTTAGGCCGTGAACTAGACTTTGATAACTTATCACGTGGTGAACGCAATCGCTTGATATTAAGTTTATCGTGGGCATTCCGTGATGTCTGGGAAAGTTTATACAATCCTATTAACTTATTATTCATTGATGAGCTTATTGACAGCGGCATGGACAGTAGCGGAGTTGAAAGTTCATTGGGTATACTTAAAAAAATGTCTAGAGAGCATGAGAAAAGTATTTGGCTTGTTTCGCATAAAGATGAACTTGCGGGGCGAGTTAATAACATTATGACTGTAACCAAAGAAAATGGGTTTACATCATATAGTACTGACGTAGAAGTAATTTAATTTTACCATCCAATACAGGGTGGTTAAATACACACAACAACAAGGAGAAGTAAACATGGCAATTCATGATGATATTTTAGCAGCAGTAGAATTATACGTAGCAGAATCAGAAAAATTTGAAGTTAAAGGTGTTAAAGCCGCAGCGGCACGTGCTCGTGGTGCATTAGGTGACTTGGCTAAATTGGCCAAAGCTCGTCGTGCAGAAATCCAAGAGAAGAAAAATGCAGCGGCTGCAAAATAAATAACGTATGACATACGAATATCCTTGGACGTACAATGGTGTAATATTTGACTCTGAGGATATTGGTGCATACTACGGTTTCATTTATAGAATAACCAACCTTACTAACGGCTACGATTATGTTGGCCGTAAGTATTTTAAAACTATCAAAAAAAGACCACCGTTAAAAGGCAAGAAGAACAAACGTCTAGAAACAATTGAAACTGATTGGAAAGACTATTGGGGTTCTTCGAGTCGACTAGTAGCAGATATCCTAGCTTTAGGCAAGGAACAGTTTAAACGCGAAATTATACATCTATGTCTAAGTCGTGGTGAAACTAACTACATGGAAGCGCATTATCAATTTATGGAAGAAGTACTGTTGAGAGAAGATAACTACAATGGTATTATACAAATTAAATTAGGCAAGGGTTCCGTAAAAGATTTAAAAATTAATAAAACCAGTTGACCAACAACACTAAACGTATTACAATAAACACATAGCTCCTAGACACCAAGTCACTCTCACAGAAACAAATTCCAACTCAGCAGTAAATGTAGTTAAAAGCCCTATTGCAGATTAAGTTCTGTATTCAGAGGAGATCGTGCTCGCGTAATGGCCGCACGTGGAACGTGTAGACTAGACTACACACTGAATGGCGACCGTGTATTGTGCTATAAAAAGCGAATCAACAATATAAAAATTAGGTGTAAAAACCGAATGATTTGGGCACTGTGAAAAAGATACAACCCATATGATGACATAGTTTGGCTAACTACGGATTATGCATCAACCGTCGCAAGAAGCAAGAGTAGGGAGTACAGGGCGACCGCTTCCGTGTAAATGAATATAATCTCTTTTAGTTAGTATGATGAAGCACTCGGATGAAGTCGCTCTGTTTTACTTTGCCTGTAATGGGTGAAGTATGACTATAATCTGGATGAAGCAGTTCTAAAGTCAAAAGCATTACAGTACATATCAAAGTAAATTAGATTAATTAGATTAGAAGAAAAGGCATGAGCGCAAGCGAAATGCGAATGTCTTTAGACATTCCTTAAATGTACTTAAATGTCTTTTGCTCTTATAATGACCTTAGCTTACGTATATCATAGTCAATAAAAAAGCACAATAAATGTGCTTTAATATTAAAAAAACGGGAGGCCACTTTTTTGGGTCGTTTCCATATTATCTTTAATAATCTTTCCGATAATATCTCTTTCTTGCTGTGTTAAAAACATTGCATCTTCGTAACTTAAACCACCACGCATATACCAACACATACGTAACGCTTCTTCTCTAAAGGCTTTTGACTCTTTATCGTAGGAATCAAGCAATTCTACGATAGCATCGTTATCTAAGGTCAAAAGCCGCGAGCGAAAAAACTTGCGTAGTCGAAATCAATGGCTAATTTAAATTCTTTTGAACATTCAGTACATACTACATCAACTGGTTTAATACTAATTGCCTTAGCTAATTCTTCAATTGTCTGTTGTATTGTACGCAACACAGTTGATTCAGAATTTGTGTAGTACTCTCTAATAAATTTTGTGTCTGTTACAATATCACCGTCTTCTGTGGTAATAGCTGCTGTGCAATTAGTTATAGTTTCAATGTTTAATTCAACCATCTTACTAATATGTTCGGTGTATCTAACTTTTCTAACTTCGGCATCAAGATCTGGATCTGCCAGTGTTTGAATTAACTTTTCTTCTTCAAACACAGTGTTACCGGATTTGCTAATTTGAGCATAGGTCAATGGTTTAAGGCTAACAGATAATCCATCGGGTAGTTCAACAGTTTTTGAATAATCTGGCATCGATACGGAACCTAAGGTAGCAGTTAAGTCTACATCATAATCGTGTTCTGTTCCACACTCAGGGCAAGTTGATCCGATAGCCATTGTAGGACCGTAACTAGCAATACGGATAGCAATTAATGTAGTGTCTACATCAACGCTAGGCATATCCCAAGCGTTTTTAATACTTGGACAGCAACTTTGTATAACATCGACTACACTAGTACCACTGATCAGTGCATCTGGTGTGCGTAGTGTAATTTCATCTCTAGTGGTCATTGGATATACAGGAAGTTCGCCTGTTACAGGTAGTTCCAATGAGCCTTCTTTCCAAAACCGACCTTCACTGGTTAACTTGATATACAGCGCAGGTTGGCGAAAGTGTTTAGCCAACGGATTTGCGTTATTGATTTGAGCCATGGTTTAATTCCTATAAATATAATTGATATACTATATTTATAGGTTAAAACCATGGATGAAAAAGAATTAGACCAGAGGATCGAAGCCCTTGCTAATGCATCAGAAAAAGCACGAGCTCAAATGGAGATCTATGCAGATGTTGCTAAAAAAATGAATCTCTCTGGGGTTGAAGCCAAGAAAAAGATATTAGAGTTAGCAGGTGGTGTTGATAAATTCAATAGTACGATGAAAAAATCGGCTGTTGAAATCAAAAAATCTATGGATGATCTTAAAAAGAGCATCAACAAAGGCGAAGTTAGTGCCGAAGAATTATCAGACCAATTAAATACTCTCAGAGACGAAGTTAATAAAACGTCAGATCAAGGTAAAAAGCAAGCTCTACTTGATGCCAAGGCTGATCTTGAAGCACTAAATGCTCGTAATAAAGCTCATGCAGCATTAAAAGACAGCATGTGGAACATGGCTGGGGTACTAACTGTTGGTGCCGCTAATGCATTTAAAGGTGCAACTACTACAGCACTACGCGGTGGTGATTCATTTGACGTAGCTACATCGATGATGACTGCTGGTGTTGATCTAGTTAACACTGCCAATCAAGGTAGCGCAAACGCTTTGAAATCGTTTGGTGCTGCAACAGCTGGTGCCGGCGGCAATGTAGGTAAATTTGGCATTGGTGCCACAATCGCAGGTGAAGCACTAGGTGCATTAAGCAATACAGTATCCGAACTAGCTAAAGCAGGTATTGGGTTTATGCTTGCACAAACTAAGGAACTAATCGCTGGGTTCCAATCGATGTCAGCAGTTGGAGCAGTATATAGTGGTGGTATGATCAGCATGACCGATACTGCATTAAGTGCCGGTATGAAATTAGAACAGTTTTCTAAAGTAGTTGTTCAAAATAGAGATACTTTTGCAAGATCGGGTCTTGGAGTAGCAGAAGGCAGTAAACGTATGGCTGCTGCTATGCAAAAAGGCGGCGATGCAGCACGTAACGGAATGTTTGCTCTGGGCATGGGCTTAGAAGAACAAGCCGATGCGTATGCAACAACAATGGCTATTATGGCTGGTCCTTCGAGAAGACTAAATGCATCAAACGAACAAATAGCAGCACAGACTCAAGAATATGCAAAAAATATGAAAGTGCTGTCTGATCTAACCGGAGAAGATACAAAATCTAAGCAAGAAAAACTTCGCCAAGATAACGATACATTAGCATTCCAACAGATATTAGATGGCAAATCGGCTACTGAACAAGCACGCATCAATGATGCGATGATGAACATGAATGCTGATCAGCAACGAGCATTCCGTGAAAATATGATTTACGGTAGTGTTATTAGTAAAGACCTTGCTATAGCACAAGCAACTAATAGAGGCATTGCTGAGTTTAATACTAAAACATTTAAAGCAGCACAAGATGGCACACTGTCTGCGGAACAAACAGCTCGATTACAAAAAGACACTATGCAATCGACCCACGATGCTGCAATGGCAAATAAAGGCATGGCAATGGCAACTAGTGCCGATGCGCAAGCTGCAAGTGCTATAAATTTAAGAGCAACTCAATATTCAGCAAATTTTGCAAAATCCGAAGAAGAAAGAGCTAAAATAGCTGCTGAACAAGCCGCAGGAGCAAAAGGCGCAGGCGGCGTAGCTGTTGAATTAATGGCACAACAACAAGAAATGGCAGTAAGAATGCAAGCAATTGCATTAACCCATTTAGATTCATTTAGTACAGCTCTTCAAGCATCATACGAAGCTGCCTTTAAAGCTGTAGAATCATTAGATAGTTTAGCTACAATGGTTGAAAACAATCCGTGGAAATCTTTACTACTTTCATTGGCGGCACCAATTCTTGGAGTGTTGCAACTAGTAGGTCCGTCGTTGCTTAAAGGACTAAAAGGTATGCCAGGTGGTATAGGCGGCCCAGGCGCAGGTGGATACGATAAAGATGGCCGTTATCGTGATGCCTCGGGTAAATTTGCCAAAGCTCCTACTGCATCATCTGCTCTTAGCAGTGCAAAGACGTTTGGAAAATTTGGTGGTATTGCTGGTGCAGTATTTGGAACTGCTATGGCCGCAAGTGATATCTACGATACAGAAAATGATGCAACATTAACCAAAGGTCAAAAACGCGAAAAAGAAGGCGGTATAGTTGGTAGTGCCGCATTAGGCGCCGGTGGAGCTTGGGGTGGTGCCACAGCTGGTGCCGCATTAGGTACACTAGTAGCAGGACCAGTGGGTACAGTAGTTGGCGGGCTAATAGGCGGAGCATTAGGATACTGGGGTGGTAGTGAAGGTGGCGAGAAATTAGGCAAAGCCATTATGAAAGACGAGTCTGCTGCAAGCACAGTTGCAGCAGCTGCTACCGGAGCAACTACTCAATCAACTGCACCTAAACCGTTGACTAGTGTGTCAGCACAACAGTTAGCCGCTGAACAGGCAAAATTACATAGTATACCGGCTACTAATGCTGAAGCACTTAAAAAAGCTATGGAAAAACCTTCTGCTACTGCTAATCCAGCAGAACAACAACAAATTACTCTGTTGCAAAGTATTTTAACTACAATGCAAAAAAATAATGCTATATCGTCAGGAATATTGCAGAACAGCTATTAAGCTATAAATACACTATCGTAAAGAGAATATAACTATGTCATGGAAAAAGCACTTCCGAACTGCAAACACTGGCGGACAACTAAGTCCAATTAGTGGAATTAACAATTCTGCAGATCCGAGCTATCGTAACTATCAAAGCCAATTGCCCGAAGTGTATATTGGCCATCCAAATCGTACTGAGCGTTACAATCAGTATGAACAAATGGACATGGACAGTGAAGTTAATGCTGCTCTTGATATTATTGCAGAATTCTGCACACAGCCAAATACAGAAAATGGCACAGGCTTTGATTTATTCTTTAAAGAAAAACCAACAGACAACGAAGTTAAACTACTTAAAGATCAACTGCTACAATGGGTTAATCTAAATCAATTAAACAAACGTCTATTTAAACTTGTACGTAATACATTAAAATATGGTGATCAAGTATTCTTACGTGATCCAGAAACATTTAAATTATACTGGACAGAAATGGGCAGTGTAATCAAAGTTATTGTTAACGAAGCAGAAGGCAAAGAGCCAGAACAATACGTAATTAAAAATCTTAATCTTAACTTTCAAAACTTAACTGCGACAGCATTAAGCTCGAGCGATACCTACACAAATCACCCGCAACAAGGTGGTAGCGGTGGTTCCGGTTCATACGTACAACCAAATGTTCCGTATAGTGGCGGTTCACGCTTTAGTCATGCGCAAAACGAAGCAGTGCTAGATGCAGAACATGTAGTGCATATTAGTCTAACAGAGGGCTTAGATGTAAACTGGCCTTTTGGTACTAGTATTCTTGAAAGCATATTTAAAATCTTTAAACAAAAAGAACTGTTAGAAGACGCTATTATTATCTATCGTGTACAACGTGCACCGGAACGTCGTGTATTTAAAATTGACGTAGGTAATATGCCCACACACATGGCCATGGCCTTTGTGGATCGTATTAAAAATGAAGTACATCAACGTCGTATACCTACACAAACAGGTGGCGGACAAAATATGATGGATGCTACTTACAATCCATTAAGCACAAATGAAGACTTTTTCTTTCCAGTAACCGCAGAAGGTCGTGGATCAAGCGTTGAGCCATTACCAGGCGGTAGTAACTTAGGTGAAATTACAGACTTACGTTTCTTCACTAACAAAATGTTCCGTGGCTTGCGTATTCCTAGCAGCTATTTGCCCACGGGCAGTGATGACAGTTCATCTACATTTAACGACGGTAAGTCGACTACAGCACTAATCCAAGAATGGCGTTTTAATCAATATTGTATGCGTTTACAAACTATGATAGTTGAAAAACTAGACAACGAGTTTAAAATGTTCATGCGTTGGAGAGGCATTAACATTGATGGTCAGCTATTTGAATTGCGCTTTAATGAACCACAAAACTTTGCCAAATATCGCCAAGCAGAAGTAGATGCGGCACGTATACAGGCATTTACATCATTGGAGCAAACACCTTATCTAAGTAAACGTTTCCTATTAGAGCGTTATTTAGATCTGAGCGAAGAAGAAATGCAACGTAACAGTGATTTATGGGATGAAGAGCATAACGAAACTCCTGGTGTGGCTGATACTGATGCTGGATTACGTGCAGTTGATGTTACACCAGCTGGAATTGAAAGTGACATGAGTAATTTAGAAATGCCTGATTTAACTGCAGAACCAGCTCCAGGAGTAGAACCAGGTGCATTACCTGCAACAGGAAATCAGCCAGCAGTACCAGTAACACCTACAGCACCTCCAGGTTTATAATATTTTAGGTAAATAATATTATGAATCTACTTGAAATATTTAATTCTGAATTAGTGCAACAGCACCAGACTGAAAAAGAGGATAACACTCCTTTAAAGTTGTCTGATCTGCGTAAAACTAAATTAACATTAACACAGTTGCATCGTTTACGTATTATGAATGATGTACGTAGATTAGAAAAAGAGCAAGATTTAGAACGAGTAAGATCACAATACAAACCGGCGGAAGTTGCTCCACTGGGGTAGTTATCAACAAGAATCAATCAAAAAACACGCATTTAACTTCAATTTTTCAATAAACCAGTAAATAATATTACAGAGATATTACGTAACGTAAATCTCACCTAGACAGACACAATTTAAGGAGTTCTTTATGAACAAGTATGAACAGTTAATAGAACACATCATTAATGATGAAACTGATAAGGCTCGCGAATTATTCCACAACATCGTTGTTGAGAAATCACGTGACATTTATGAAAGCCTAATCGACGAAACAGATTTAGACGAAGTAGGCGGAAACAAAGTACAAGGTTACATGGATGAAGTTACTATCGATGAACAAGGTATCAGCGAAGAAGATGAAGAAGGCGCTGGCGAATTTGAAATGGACAGCGATGACAGCGAAATAGAAAACGATTTCGACAACTCAGGTGATTTAGATTCACATGAAGAAGAGCACGGCGACGTTGAAACACGTGTTGATGATTTAGAGTCAGCATTAGACGAACTTAAAGCTGAATTTGATGCTTTAATGGCTGGCGAAGAAAACGAACCAGAGCATGCTGATATGTTTGGCGGCGAAGAAGAAGCGCCAGCTGAATTCATGGAAGCTGAAGAATGTGACACAGAAGAAGACGAAGAAGAAGAAGTTGAAGAATCTATCGTTCGTGAATATGTAGAAAAAGTAGCTGCTCCATCAAATACTGAAGGTGCTGACAACAAACAATCTACAGTAGCTAAGAAAAATGATATGGGCGGTTCATCTGCTAACATCGTACGCGGTGGTACAGAGAACGGTGGTACAGTTAAAAAACCAACAGTAAATAACATGGGTAATATTAATGTTCCTGGTGGTAAAGCTGGTAATGCATTTGCTAAGAAAGAAAAAGCACCTGCTGCACAAGCACCAACAAGTACAAATAGTCCAGTAGCAAAATAATTTAGGATACTACAATGGCTTCATACTTAAAAGAAAACTTAACCTTTGACAATGCTAGAATGGAAATTCTGACAGAAGATAGTCATGACGGTAAAGGTAAGAATCTTTATATGAAAGGCATATTCATTCAAGGTGGCGTTAAAAACCACAACGAACGAGTGTATCCAGTAAATGAAATTAGCAATGCCGTAACAAACATTAATGAACAAATCAAGGGTGGCTACAGCGTCTTAGGCGAAGTAGATCACCCAGATGATTTGAAAATTAATTTGGACCGTGTAAGTCACATGATTACAGATATGTGGATGGACGGTCCTAACGGCTTTGGTAAATTAAAGGTTCTCCCTACTCCAATGGGTAAGTTAGTAGAAACAATGTTGGAAAGTGGAGTTAAACTTGGTGTTAGTTCTAGAGGTAGCGGCAACGTTAGCGAAAGTAACGGCCAAGTGAGTGACTTTGAAATAGTCACAGTAGATGTAGTTGCGCAACCTAGTGCTCCTAATGCATACCCAACAGCGATTTACGAAGGACTGTTGAATATGCGTGGCGGACACAAGGTATTCGAAATGGCAAAAGAAGCTAGCGCAGATCAAAAGGTACAAAAATATTTAAAAGAGCAGGTTACACGCTTGATTAAAGATTTAAAATTAAAATAGGAGATCAGTATGTTAACAGCTATCAAGCCATTGTTAGATAGTGGCATCATTAACGAAGATACTCAAGCAGCTATTACCGAAGCTTGGGAATCACAAATTAATGAGGCTCGTGAACAAGTTCGTGCAGAATTGCGCGAAGAGTTTGCAGGTCGCTACACTCATGACAAACAAGTAATGGTTGAAGCTCTAGACAAAATGGTTACTGAAAGTCTTACTGCCGAACTTAATGAGTTCGCCAATGAGAAACAAGCTCTTGCAGAAGACCGCGTGAAATTTAAACGTCACATGGTTGAAAGCGCCAGCAAATTTAACAACTTTTTAGTTAATAAATTAGCTGAAGAAATCAAAGAATTACGCACAGATCGCAAAGTTCAAAACGAAGCAACTGCTAAGTTAGAAAAATTTGTTATCAAAGCGTTAGCTGAAGAAATCAAAGAGTTCGATGCTGACAAGAAAGCAGTTGTTGAAACTAAAGTTAAACTAGTAGCAGAAGCTAAAGAAAAATTAGCAAAACTACAAGAAGCTTTTGTTGCACGTTCAGCTAAACTTGTTAAAGAATCAGTAGCACAAAATCTAGGCACAGAACTGACCCAATTAAAAGAAGACATCCAAAGTGCTCGTGAGAACATGTTTGGTCGTCGCTTATTCGAAGCATTTGCTAGCGAATTCTCAGTAACTCATTTAAATGAGAACAAAGAAATTGCTAAATTGCATCAAACTATTGAAGCTGTTAAAGCTGATTTAGCTGAAAGCAAAAAAGTAATTGCGGAAAAACAAGCATTAGTTGAGTCAAAAAACCGTGAAGTACGTGTAATTACTGAAAGTGTTAACCGTAAGGACACACTTAATGGATTACTAAAAACATTAAATAAAGAGAAAGCCGGCGTAATGGCCAGCCTACTCGAAGGTGTGCAAACAGCAAAATTGCAATCTGCATACGACAAGTATCTACCAGCAGTTTTAAACAATTCACAAGCACCGGTAAAGGCTGAAAAGTCTGTACTAGCTGAGAGTCGTGTAGAAGTAACTGGTGATAAATCTGCTAAAACAGTAAATTTAGAAACCAACAACAACGTTGTTGAA